TGAAAGTAACGACAAAGCCATGAAGATGAACAAGCAGCTAGGATTTACTCCAGAGGGTATTTTAAGGCAAATGTACTATCCCAATGATGCGATCATCTGGGGAATGTTAAAAGACGAATGTAAATGGTTAATTAAAAAGGAAATATTTAATGGGCAAAAGTTCAGCACAAAATCCTCCAACACCTAATCCTAATGAGTTAATTAATGCTCAAGCCGATGCTAACAGGATAAATCAGTTTACACCTTATGGTAATTTACTATTTGGATCAGTAGGCGATCAAGGTCAGTTTGTGCAAGGTTCAGTACCGGAAGATGGTCAGTCAGCAGCCTTTACACAAGAAACACCTTTTCAGACACAGATGAGGGCAGCCACAGAAGGTACTGGTTTAGGTCTAGGTAATACGGCTTTTGGTAGGGTTACAGGTCAGACAGTTATAGGTCAAAATCCAGATGGTTCACCTATCTATCAAGATGATCCTGACTTTCAAAATCCATTCAGAACAGCCCCAACATTATCAGGTGTATCAGCAGCACAGGACATTGACCCTACACAACTCGGTAATTTACAAAACTATAACCAAAGTATTTCAAGTAATGTTGCCTTGCCAACAGGTCTTAGCACAGAGGGTTTAACTGCATTACAATCTGATCCAGAAGCCTTTAGAAGCAATATAGAAAGCACATTATATAATCGTCAGCTTGGATTGTTACAGCCAGAGTTTACCAGGCAACGTGAAGAACTAGAAAGCAATCTTATAAATCGTGGCATACCTATTACATCTGATCCTTACAACACAGCCGTTAATAGATTAGATACACAACAGAATGAAGCCTTATCAAGATTAGCCCAACAAGCCACATTAGCAGCAGGTCAGGAGTCTGATAGATTAGTTAATCAAGGTAGACAAAACAGGGCTATGGAGTTCGGAGAAAGAGCAGCTAGTGGTGAGTTTGGTTTAGCAGCTAATCAAGCTAGTTTTGGTCAGAACGCATCTAATGTTCAGTTGCAAAATGCAGCAAGACAACAACAGATAGCCGATCAGCTACTATCCAACCAAGTGGCACAACAGCAAAGAAGTAGAGAAATAGCTGAACGTAATGCACTTAGAGGTCAAAACTTTAATGAGTTAGCAGCCTTATTAGGTGGGCCACAAGTACAACAGGCTAGTTTCTTTGCACCAGGTTCAATAGATACGCAAGGTGCATTTGCAGCACAACAAGCAGCACAACAAAATGCCTTTAATCAAGCAAGTCAAAATCGAAATGCCGACTTAGGTGGATTATTTGGATTAGCAGGAAATCTTGGGGCATCTTATTTACTTAGACCTACTGGAGTATAAATAATGGCATTACCAACACGACAAATGGTGGGTTTACCTTCTAGCCCTAGTTTTAGATATAAGCAACTTAACCCTGCATTTCAGTCTGATCCTAGACGTATATTAGGACAATCCTTAATGACACAAGGGGCATCGTCAGCACCAGTTAGAACACCCTTACAAGGTCTAGGAAGATTAAGTTCTGCATTGGTTGGTGCTTATTTGCAAAAGGGGGCTATGGATCGACAGGTACAAAAAGAAAGTGCTTATGAAGATAAGTTATCAAATGCAATAGCAGGTTTAGATATGAGTGCAATGCCACCAGGCTTTGATGCGTTGGCACAGATTGATAAAGAAGGTGCTTTAAAATTTGGATTAAATTTTAACGTACAAAAGCAATTAGCAGAACTTAATAAGCCACCTATAAAACCAAAAGAACCAGAAAAAGGTTTTATGTTTAATGATGATGGTAAACAAGTGGTAAGACCTAGAAGTTCAGTTGCATTTTCACGAGCAGAAAAATTTACTAAACCTATTATTGGAGATTTAAAAAAATACAAAATACAAATAAATGCTTTAAAAAATGGAGCAACTTCAGCAAACCAACAAAATGCAGCAGGTGATGCAGGTTTAATATTTCAATTTTTTACAGCACTTGATCCTGGAAGTAGGGTTACAGATGGTGAGGTTCAACTAGCTAAAGCATCACAAGGTTATGGTGAACAATTTAAAAATGAAATTGCAAGAGTGTGGAAAAGTGAAGGTCAGTTACTTGGGGATAAAATGCGAGGGCAAATTGTTACTATAATGAGAAACTTAGCTGAAAATAATAAATCTACTGTAAACTTATCTTTAGAATCAATTACACCAAGAGTAAGTGCGTTAGGTTTCAAACCCAATGAAATTGTACCTGATCTAAACTTTTTAAATTTTGATTTAAAACAATTTTCTTATGGTCAGCCAAGTGACAAAAAAAACATTGATGTAAGTGGCAATATAGGTGTTGGAAACCAAGTGACTATTACACCAGAAATAAAAAATGCTACAGATCAAAACTTAATTTTACAGCTAACTAATTAGGATAAATTATGGCAGATAATAATGGAACACCTATAATACCACCAGAGATTTTAAAAAAAGGTTATGCAGGACAATTAGGTGAAAAACAAGCACAGTTTCAAGAAGCAATAAATAGAGGTATTATTCCTGCCAAAGATTCTTTTTTTGGTGAGATAGCTGAAATGGTAAAAGAATATTCTAACGTAGCCGTTAAAGGTGCATCTAATTTAATTACTGGTGATAACAGGAGAGAAAACAAAAACATTCAAGAGATACCTAGTAATTTAAGAAATGCGTTTACTAATGATGGACAAGTGGGAATGAAACTTGCTTTAGGTAGAGATGATCTAAGAAAAGTTGATATATTCAGAGATATGTTTGGCAAAGTTCCTGCTAGATTAGATAAGTTTGGAAATGCAATCGTTAGTTTAGACGGCAGTTTTGCAAATAGATTTAAAATAAAGGCAGGTGATTATTATTTAAATGAGCCAGGTGCAAGTAAACAAGATATTGATGACATAATGACAACTGCTTTAAGTGAAATATTTTTTGCACGTTTAGGTAGTAAAATTGGTGGTAAATATTTTGGCACAGTAGGTAAAGTAATTGGTGCAGGTGCAGGTGCAGGTGGTGGTTCAGTAGCACAAGACGTAGTGGCAGGAGTTGCAGGTTCAGAAAGAGGTGTTGATCCTATATCAGCTTTAGTGGCAACTACATTTGGAATTGCAGGAGAAACAGTATCTCAATTAGCAGTTCCCTTTCTTAAAAAGTTTTTTACAAGTAATGAGTTTATCAAAGATGGTGTTCTTACAAGTCCTGGTAAAAAAGCACTAAGAACAGTTGGTATTGATCCTAACGATGTAACACCAGAATTTATAACTAAATTTGAAAACTTTAGTAAAACTGCTATAAGTCCACAAGAAGCAGCAAGATTAGCAGCAGGGGAAAGTTTACCACAACCAGTAGGTTTATCTCAAGGTGACATAACAAGAAAAGAATCTATACAATCTATTGAGAACGAAATTCTAGCTAAGAATGATACTCCTGGTAATATTATGTCAGACTTTAGAGTTAAACAGCAGGATCAATTAAATAAAAACATACCATTAATACAACAAAAAATTGCACCAACTACTGTAAGTGCAGTTGATCCTGTTGATGCAGCAGTAGATGTTTTTTCAGAACTTAATAAAAAATCAAAAGTAGCACAAAGAAAAGTTGATAGATTATACACAGTTGCAAGAGGTAGAGGTAAAAATGCTTTTCTTAATAACACTAATTTAAATGAACAAATTGAAATAATATCTAAAAATGTTTCAGAAAACTTTAATCCTTTAAATACACCTAAAGCATTTAACCTTATTAATGATTTAAAGAAGGTGTCTAATTTAAAGAAAGTTAGTGTTAATGATTTAGAAAACTGGAGAAAAAGAGCAAACAATTCATTGGGTGCAGACAAAAGTGAGAACGCTGCTATTAAAGCTACTATTCGTGAATATGATGGTTTTGTTGATAATTTAATGGATGATTTAGTTTTATCTGGTGATGCTGATAAATTTAAATTTTGGTTTAAGGCTAGAAAAGCAAATAAAGAATTTAGAGAAAAGTTTTCAGATAATAAAATAATTGCAAAAATATTAGATAAAGATAATCCTTTAGAACCTAGTGAAGCATTTAATTTATTGTTTACTCCTAACGCAGCAGGTAAAAAAGGTGTTACAAGAACTGTCTTAAAATTAAAAGAAACTTTAGGTGAAGAAGGTTTTAACAAACTTAAACAAGGTGCGTTTTTAAGGATTACTGAACAGGCACAGAAGGTAGCTTCTGGTGAGCAAGGTGTAAAAGCATTTTCTGGTGCAGGTTTTAAAACAGCCTTAGTTAATCTGCAAAGAAGAACACCAGAATTATATAACGCATTATTTACTAAATCAGATACAGCTTTACTTAATCAATTTGCAAATGTAGCAGAGTTAGCAACAACATCTGTTCCTGGTGGTAAAAATGTTTCTGGAACTGCTGCTGTTGTTACAAGAAAAATGCAACAAGTATTTGGCCCTAACTTAGCTATATTAGTTGATCGTTTACTAGCACCAATTACTTCTCAATATAAAACAGGACAAGCAAAAATATTAACATCTGGTGGCATAGATCAAAGGTCTTTACCTAGTGGATATTTAAGTGGTTCTTTTGCTACAGCAGGTCAGTCAGAAATAGGTGACAGTAGGCGAGTGACTGTAAACCCAAATCAACAATAAACCATGACCCAGAAAAGACTACAAGTAGACTCCATGTATGCACATTTGGATGCCGATGGTGATGGCGTTGTTTCTGACCAAGAATTTGAGATGAAACAGAAGCTAGTGCTGCTAGAAAATGAAGATAAGAAACAAGACCAACAAAGATACCTAGTGTGGTTTTCTGCATTGTCGGTAACAGTTTTTATAGTTGTTCTTATGACACCACTAATACCTATGGAACGTATAGACCACTTATCCGGTATAGCTGAAATATGGGTGCTTAGTAACATGGGTGTTATTGGCAGTTTCATTGGTTTTAATCAGATAGCAAAGAAGAAGGAGACTAAGTAATGGAAAGCATGGTCTTAGATGCCTGGAATGATCTTAGCTACATAGAAGGTGCTTTGTTTACCTTTTGGTTGTTTATTCTGTACTACGGCAAGGTCTGGATAGATAGCCGATTTAAAGGGAAGGAATGTAAATGCTCACAGCGTTAATAGGCCCTGTTAGTTCACTTTTCACAAGTTGGATGGATAAGAAAAAAGTAGAGCAAGAGGGTAAATCTGCTGTTGCTAAAGCAAAGGCTGAAGCAGAAGCAAAGGTAATGGTTAGTTCAGCTACATCTGCTGCTGAATGGGAAAAGCTAATGGCAAAGGGTTCTACACAGAGCCTTAAAGATGAGTGGCTAACACTACTGTTTAGCATACCTCTTATATTAGCTTTCTGTGGTGATTGGGGCAGACAAATAGTAGCCGATGGATTTACAGCCCTAGAAGCTATGCCAGAGTATTATCAATACACTTTAGGAATAATTGTAAGCAGTAGTTTTGCCGTGAGATCAGCAACTAAATTCTTTGGGAAAAAACAATGATATGGTTTTGGCTTTCACTATCTAAGCCTTTTTTAAGGATAGGTAACTATTTTTATAATAAACACGTTCAAGCATTAAGAAAGAAACAAGTAAAATGAATATAGAGCAGCTACGAAAAGAATTAGAGTTAGATGAGGGCTGTAAGCATGAAATCTATTTAGATCATTTAGGCTACAAAACTTTTGGTATTGGCCACTTATGTAAAACTGTTGACCCAGAAAATGAAATGGATGTTGGTACAGAAATATCAGAAGAAAGAGTTAAAGACTGTTTTGATAAAGACATAGAGTTAGTCCTAAATGACTGTGAATTGCTTTATGAGGACTTTGATTACTTACCAGAAGATGCACAGCTAGTCATAGCTAATATGATGTTTAATCTTGGACATGGTCGTTTAAGTGCATTTTTAGGCATGAAAGCAGGTGTAGATGCTAGGGATTGGAATAAGGCAGCCGATGAGATGATTGATTCCAAATGGTATGAACAAGTGCCTAACAGAGCAGGTCGTTTAGTAAAACGTATGAGATCATTGCATGGTTCAATTTAAAGCAAAGCATAAGTCTAAGTCTGGTGGTTTATCAGAAGCAGGTCGTAAGTATGCCAAATCTCAAGGCATGAATTTACAACGACCAGTTACAGGCAAAGTTAAACCAGGCAGTAAAGCAGCTAAAAGACGAGCAAGTTTTTGTGCAAGAATGGGTGGCATGAAGAAAAAGCTGACTAGTTCTAAGACAGCAAAAGACCCTAACTCAAGGATAAATAAAGCCCTAAGAAAATGGAAATGTTAAGGAGAATATCTATGTATGGCAAAAGCTATGGTTCTAAAACCAAACCAGTTAAGAAGAAAAAGCCTGTTAAGAAGATTAAAAAGGGCATGAAGAAATGAAGGGTGTAAAACATTATTTGCGTAATGGTACTGTTCACAATGGTGGTATGCACAAGATGGCCAATGGCACATTACATACTGGTAAAACACACACCAAAACATCTAAGCCATTATTTCACATGAGAGAATTATCTAAAACAGCACAAGCAAAAGCAAGGAGATCATAGATGGCAAGTAAACCTGGATTATATGCCAATATTCATAGAAAAAGGGCTAGAATCAAGAAACAAAAAGCAGCAGGTAAAACACCAGAGAAAATGCGTAAGGTTGGATCAAAAGGCGCACCAACTAATAAATCTTTTAAGTTAGCTGCTAAGACTGCAAAGAAAGTTAAGAAGAAAAGAGCATAGGGTGACAGGTCAAAAATAGTCTGTTTGGTTTTTTGCAATAGTCTGTAAAAATAAATTTGACTTATAGATTTTCGATACATAAGATTCTTGTAAGTAGAGGATTATTTATGAATCTGTTAAAGTCTGTACCTAAAAATAAATCAAGTGTTTTCAATGGCTTACAAGTCAAGATGACAGGTTCGAATCCTGTCGCGCTCACCACTTTCCCTCATTTGGATAGTGGTAATAATTACAATGACTTAGCCAACAACTCATTGAAAACAATACCTATTTTAAAACACCCTTACCTAATGTGTACCTATTTGGTACTTAACTCGTACTTAAAAATTAGGTCAAAAATAGGTGTTTTTAGCCCCAAAATAGTCTGTAAAAGTCTGTTAGATTTTTTTCAGCAATCCCAAAATAAATTTAGTGTGACAGGTTATGACCTTGAGTGTGACAGGTTAAGTTTCAAAAATAGTCTTTTTTTACTTGCATTACTATGCGAATATGCATATATTATACTTATTAATAAGCGAAACTGGTTAGGAGACTATGATGCTTTATAAAGACTTTAACTACTTATATAAGACAACTATTGGTCAGATTGTATTCGATCAAATGTGTCAGGCAGTTCTATTTAACAAAGATCAAATGCTAGATGAAATGTCTAGTAATAAACAATTAGTAGCTGAATTTATATCTAAATGTATTTTAAGGGGGGCAAGATAATGTCAGTAAAATTTAATAAAGATAAATATAATGGCTACTATGCAACTGTAAATGGTCGAAGATTTAGAGGTAAATCTAAAGAAATAATATTAGATAAGATAAAAGAAGCAGGTAAAATTAGCGATTTAAAACCTAAAAGTAAATTAACTGTTAAAGATGCTTTTGATAGTTTTTTACCTTATGCAAAGCAGAATGTAGCCCCTACAAGCTATCGAAACTATTTAGGCTATATAAATAATCATTTAGCTGATGAACATTCGCCTTTTAAGGTTGATGATAAACCTCTAATTGATTACAAGA